TAAGGCATACATAACAAAAGATACGCAATTAACTACTGAATCCATATTCAATAGTGACAGAATACAAAATGATTTGGCATTAAATTTTTATGTACTAGGATATGACGGTAATCAAAAACTAACAACCGTAAATGATGCAACAAAAGAAAATTTGAAAACATACCTAAATTATCATAGAATATTAACAGATGCTATAAACATTAGAGATGCTTACATTTTAAATATTGGTTTGGAATTTGATATAATAACATTTCCCGATCAAAATGGAAATCAAGTAATTCTAAGATGTATCGATAAACTAAAACAATATTTTGACATAAAAAAATGGCAAATAAATCAACCAATAGTATTGAGTAATATATTCACAGAGTTAGATAAAGTTGAAGGTGTTCAAACCGTAGTTGATGTAAAAATAAGTTCACTATATGATCAAACACTTGGATATTCAAAACACGCATATAATATACAAGAAGCAACAAAAGATGGTATAATTTTCCCATCACTTGATCCTTCTATTTTTGAAATAAAATATCCCGATAACGATATTATTGGTAGAGTGAGGGCATTTGGATGATTTACGCTCTTTATGCACAGAAAGATGCAACAATATACGAAAGAACGGAAACTAAAAATACCGGATTGGATTCTTTGTTAGAACTATCTCACGAATTAGTTGGTAGTTCTTCAAAGTATAATAGTAGAATATTGATGAAATTTGATTTTACAGAAGTTCAAGAAAGAATCAATGCTAATAAAATTTCTCAAAATGCTAAATACTATCTATCAATGAAATCCGCATATGTTGCTGAAATTCCACAAGAATATACTGTTTATGCTTATCCATTAAGTTCTTCATGGACAAACGGAACCGGTAGATTTTTCAATACACCAGTTACAACAGACGGTGTATCTTGGAGATATAGAACAGCAAAAAGTGTTGGAACTGAATGGGATATACCACCTACTATTTCAAATTATGAATGGGACACCATATCACAAACATGGGTTGATGCAAATATTCTATTTGGCGTAAATCTTTCGGCAAATGTAACATCATCATATTGGTCAAAAGAAGGTGGTGGAACTTGGTGGGATTATGATAATCTTGAATGTACACAATCATTTTCATTTGAATCTTCTGATTTGTACATGGATATTACTCAAATTGCTAAAAAATGGGTAACTGGATCTGGAAGATTTGAGAACGATGGTCTTATATTAAAGTTTGGTGATGAAATTGAGGGTTCAACTCAAACATTAAACAGTCTACGATTTTTTGGAACAGATAGTAATACAATTTATGTTCCAAGAATTCATGTAATATGGGATGATTCTACTTTTGTAACAGGAAGTTTATCACAAATATCTGTTGATAATTTAAACATAAATCTTAAATTAAAAAAATTCTATTCACAAGATGAAAAGGCAAGAATAAGAATTTATGCTAATAAAAAATATCCACAGAAAAATTATACAACACAATCGTATCAAACTATAAATTATTACTTACCATCTTCATCGTATTATCAAATTTTAGATGCACATACAGACGAAGTGATAATACCATTCGATACAGTTGGTACAAAAATTAGTTGTGATGGGACAGGTAGTTACTTTAATGTTTGGATGAACTCTTTTCAACCAGAAAGATTTTATAGAATTGCATTGAAAGTGGAAACAGATGGTGGAGATACTGTTCAGATATTTGATAATAATTACTACTTTAAGGTTACGAGATAATTATGATTAAAAGAGATGAAATGACACATCAAATAATATCTTATACGGAAGATAGTATAAATAAAAATGAAGGATTTATTGAAGTTCCTGTAATTGATGGTAGATACTTACGAAGTGAATTTACATACATAATTGATAATAGATTTAAGTCACTTCCAGATGCAATTTCATCTGAATCAAACTTATTCAAAAAATTAGAAGAATTAAATAGACTTGCATTATCACCAGTGGGTATTCGTTCTGTATTGCCTAATGCAGGAATTATACCGGACACCTGGACAAAAGAACAAAAACAAGAATATGCAAAACAAGAATTTTTGAAAAATTTAGGTAATCTTGTTAATGAAGATTCAAATTCAACGATTGCAATGCAGGCAAAAATTAAGAGTCTTGAAAATGAAATAAATAGAAAGGATTCTATAATAGATGATCAATTGACTAATATATCTAAATTTGATGATGTATTATCTTCGGTATCAACCGAAAGAGCACAAGCTATTGCTAAGGCAGATGCTCAAAGAGAGGCAACCATTGCTATGCAAAAACAGAATGATGAAAAATTATTCAAAATGGAAATTGAAGTTGAAAGACAAAGAAAAGAATCTGCTAAAGCTGCAACCGATCTTAAAACAGCACTTGTTGATAATATAAGTTCACAAAATAGAAAACAAGATACACAAATAAATAATTTACAGGCACAGACAACACAACTTTCTTCTACTGTGAATAATATAAATGTGGATAATCAAAGACAAGATGGTGAAATACAACAAGCAACAACTGTTGCAAGTGATGCAAGACAACAGGCAAATGCAAGTGCAGTTAAGATTAACGATGCAAATTCAAGAGTTAGAAATGTAAAAGATACCGATAGTTCTAAACAGGCTATTGATAAGATATTCCCAATATAATAATCTGGTTAGGTTTTTTAATGGCAAATTTTGAATATAAAAATTTAGAAGAAATTCTATCTGCAAGAGATCCAATACGAGGAACGAGATTTTATGTTCCAGACATAAATAGAAGATTGGTTATTCCAGCACTATATCCTGCAGATGACATAGGGAATCCGACTAGATTAGAACTTCATGCCTTTTTACCAAATACTGCATATATTGATGGTGCAACTTTATACGATATTCCATTTCAAATAGAAAGCAGAAGTGAAATAATAGAAGGTAATATAGTAGAAAGAAGTTATGTTTTAGTTGATGTTCATAAACATTTACAACAAGACTTAAATTTACCACCTGGATCATATAAAGTTGTTTACAACTTTTTTAGAGACATTATAGGTGGTGCATCCAATCCAAATAGAATGTTCATATCTGATATTTCTGCGGATAGAAAAGAATTAAGATTATCATTAAAGAATCCAGAGAATGAACAATCCTTACAGGATTTAAGACAATTTGTATTGGCATATTTTTCTTCAATGGTTCATCAACCACCTATTGTATTAAACTTTGGTGAAAACAAAATTGTAGATGTTGTAAATGTTGCTTCAGATGGTAACTCTACACATTTTTATGTTAAGTTGTATGAAGAACTGCCAGCAGATTTAGACTTATATTATGAATGTTGGGTTGGTAGTCAAATATTGAAACCTTGGATTGACAATGTTTTAATATTAAGAGAAGATGAAGTAAAGAAAATACCATTTGTAAAAGGACCAAATTTTGAAGTTGATTATGATTATTGGGTTACAACTGAAACTCAGTATAAATCTTGGAATGATATATTATCATCAAATCTTCAAACCTCACAAGAAATATTAAACCGATATATTACTAATAGTGGAAGTTCCGTTAAACTAAATGTTGATTTTAGAGAATTTCAAAACTTTATTGTATATTCTTCCGCAGAAGAAAGGTTGGCAAATTTCTTTTACAAAGTTGAATTGATTGAACACTATAATGGTGAACTTGATTTATTAAATTCATACACCGGTTCAGTATCAACTAATAAAATAAATGTAACAAATTTGCGTGATAAAGTAATTGGTGGTTTTGATGATTTTGAAAAATGGTTGTATTATGAAACAACTGGAAGTAATTACTATACTTCACAGGCGACTGCATCAATAACTCCATATCCAAAATACGAAGTAACATCTTCCAATTATAGTATATCAACAAAAGAAGGTGCATATAAACTATATTCTGTTTCTTCAAGTGATGCATTAGATTGGTATTCAAACTTAATGGATATTGCAACAGACTATGATATGCACAATCATAGTGGATTAAGTTATGCAATTCCAGAACATCTAAGAGATTCTGGTGATAACGAACAATTCACAACATTTGTTAATATGGTTGGACAACATTTTGATATTTTATATCTTTATACCGATCATATTTTAAAAAAGAATTTAAGAGAAGAACACCCAAAAGACGGGCTTTCACAAGATTTAATATTTGAAACAACAAAAAATTTAGGTTGGACTTTATCACATGGAACACAAGCAAAAGACCTTTGGGAATATGCTCTTGGTGTGAGTGGCAGCGGTTCACCAATTTGGACTGGAAAAAATACGGTTGGTAAATATCTTGCTAAATCAGAAGAAGAAAGAACAAAAGAAGTTTGGAGAAGAATATTAAACAATCTTCCTTATATTTACAAATCAAAAGGAACTGCAAGAGGAATAAAGGCGTTGTTATCTGCATATGGTATACCACAAACTATTCTTTCAATAAGAGAATATGGTGGACCAGATAATGCAGATTTGGGCGTAGTTCCAAGAACAGAATGGGAAAAACATACATATTATTTGAATTTTTCTGGAAGTTATCCACTACCAACAAGACAACATTATGTAAGTGTTCCTTGGGAACGAGTAAATAATGAACAAGGTAGTTGGCAATATCCAGATACAATGACTTTCCGTTGGAAGATGGAACCAAATAAATTGTATGATTATTCTAAGGATCCGGAACAAACATTGTTACAGAAAATGTCAGGCAGTAGACTTGATTGGTATGTAACCATGAATAAAAATGGAACTGATGTAGAAAAGGGAACATTGACTTTATATTTGGGTAATGGTACAACTTATGCTACAGCTTCTATAACAGATGAATATTTTTATGATGATATTCCATTGAATCTTTATTTCGGTAGAAGGTATTCTACTGATGATACTGCATCTAATCAAATATATGATTTGATTGTAAAGACTGCAAAGTATGGTAAACTTGCAATAGAAAAATCTGCAAGTATTGTTGTTACTGGAAGTTTAAGTGGTAGTTACAATCGTTCTTGGTCATCTGATGGTATTCTATACATAGGTTCGGGATCAAATCCACAGACAAATAAAATTTTGTCTGGTTCAATATATGAAATGAGATATTGGTCAAGAATATTAAATACATCATCATTTGATAATCATGTTCTTGCCGCTCGTGCATATAACGGTAATACATCAACATCATCTTTCTATGATTTACAGACACAATGGAAGTTTTGGCAACCGTTTGATATTGCAGTTACAACAAGTTTAGCAAGTTCTCATCCAGACCAAAATAAAAAGACATTTTATAGTTCTTCAAAAAATGCTTATTTTTCCAATTTTAATTCTGGTGCATTTGAGTCTATTGTAGAAACATACAATATGGAAGTTGCAACTGTTGCAAATAATACACCATTTAGTGAAAAGGTTAGGATAGATTCTGCATCATTGATTTCTGGATTAAAAGTTGATGAATCATTTGCTGTAACATCATTTGATAGATACTCTATTGATTCAAATAAATTGATGGTTGCTTTTTCTCCACAACATATTATTAACGAAGATATTTATGAGTCGATAGGTAATGTTGCTATTGATGATTTCTTCGGTGAATATTCATCTGTTAATTCTGATGAATACCCAAGATTAAAGTGGTTTGCTAGAGAATATTGGAAAAAATATCCTAACAAAAATGATTTTACTGCTTATATTCGTTTGATTGCACAATATGATTTTGGTATATTTGATCAAATACGCCAAACATTACCACTCAGAACAAATGAAATAGTTGGTTTGGTAGTAGAACCGAATATTTTAGAAAGATCAAAAGTAAAAGTAAACAGAGAATTTTCTGCAGAAAAAGAAGTAGTTGTTGATACCAATGACATATCAAAATTACCAAAACCAAAGGCGTCATAT